GAGAGCGCCGACTGCGTGACGTCGGTCAGTTCGCCGGGGTTGCGCTCCGGCTGGATGAGCGAGAGCACCGAGCACAGGTGGCCGGCGGCGGTCAGGTCGAGCACGCCGTCGGTCGTCGTGCCGCCCGTGGCCGTCGCGATGCTAATGCCCTGCGCGTCCGCGTTCAGCTGACGCACGCCCGTCCAGGTGTAGATGACGCGGTCCGAACGACCGGCGGCATCAGGCGACGCAACGCCGAAGGTCTGGTCCGTCGTCGCGCCCGAGCTCGAGGAGGTGGCCGCGCCGAGCGTCTGGCAGGCGAGGCCCGGCGCCACGACGGCGACCATGCCGAGGCCAGCCTGCGAGCGGTTGGTCACGAGCTGCCGCAGGTTGTAGGCGTTGAGCCGCGCCGCGCGCGAGCACATGACGATGTTCACCGCGTTTGCCGGGTCGATGTCGGCCTCGAGAGCCGCCAACACCTCGCCGTACTTTGCGAGGATCTCGGTGCTGTTCGCAGCGTTCGGCGCCTGCACAGCGGCCGTGTAGGTCAGGCCGTTGCCCGAGCCGGGCTGCGTGCAGAGGGCGAGGCCGGACAGCGGCTGCCACGAGGTCGCCGTCGCCGCAGCGGCAGGCACGGCGGGCGTCAGGACGACGTCGTTTGAGACATCCTCAGCGATGGGGCGAGCGGGCACGCTGAACTGCGCCAGCGACGAGAACAAGCCCGCGCCGGAGTCGGCCGTCGCCGCGACGTGGATGCGCCAGGGGAGCGCGGTATCGTCCGACCACGCGAAGTTGGTCCCATCGAGCTTTCCGACGACGAGCTGCGTCTCCGAGACGACCTGCCGCACGCGGTAGGTGCCGGCGTCTGCGTCGGTTCCGAGCACGCCGATGACGATGACGCTGCCGACGCTGACGCCGTTCGTGACGAACGCTCCGCCCGCGCTGTTGAAAAGCTGACCGCCCGAGGAGCCACCCGCGACTGCGACGCCGTCGATGCCTGAGGCGTAGGCGCCGACCGACGAGAAGACGACCGCGCCTGCGGTCTTCGTCTTGTCGCCAGCGATGCTCGACTGGAACAGCGTGCCAGCCTGCACCGTCGCGCCGACCATCGGAACGACCGGCGAGGGGTTGGTCGCCGAGGCGTTCGTCGGCAGGTCGCGCACGAGGCGGACGGCCTTCGACGAGGCGAGGTTGATGGGCGCCACAACGAGGCCCGCGAACCGCTTGCCGCGAATATCTGCGAGGCCGTTGCCGCACGCGCCGCCGAACTGGCCGAGAGTCGAGTCGAACGGTCCGACCTTCGAGACGAGGTCCGCGTCCGAGGTCACGAAGACGGGGTTCGGTGCCGAGGTGACGTTTCCGCCCTCGACCTTGACCGCGTACGACACGTCAGCAAACTCGCCGACGATGCCGACCACGCCGGTCCCGGTGCCTTGAATCTGCGCCGGCCCGACGCCGTCGATGATGACGACGCCTTCGATGGTCTGGATCTGCTGCACGCTCGGGAAGCTGCCGAAGCGTTGAATGAAACCTGCGCCCATAGTGAGACTCCTTCCGCGCCGATCCTATTGCGGCGAGGTGACGTCGAGAGAGAAGCGCGGACGAGCCACTGGCATCGCCGCGAACCGATAGACGGGGACACGCCCCGAGACGACCATCGACGCGCGCCGGTAGCGGCGGGTGGCCGACTCCTCGCTGTCGACGTACTGCACGCTTTGGAGCTCGTACCCAGCTCGAGCGCCAAAGTAGAACGGGAGGTCGAGGCGCAGGCCGTACATCCAGTCGGTCGGCGAGAGTGCGTGCTCCATGCCTGCAACAAGAGCCACGCGACTGCGGGCCTCGGTCGCCCAGATGTCGATGACCATATCGAGGACGAACTCACTCGTTGAGATGAGCGCGTTGCCCTCGTTCGTCTGAGCGCGGTCTACCGGCTCGCCTGGCGTGAGCCGCGAGGCGTCGTAGGTGCCGGGCGTGTCGCTCGAGACGAGCGCTGACGGGAAGGCCGCCTGCACCTCGGGGTCGGCATAGCTCTCGAAGACTCGGTTTCCGAAGGCAAGGATGCGACCCGCACCGCCGTCAAACTCGAGGCCGCGCAGGTACATCGCGAGGCCGCGTGTCAGCGCCGTGCGTGCGTCGGTCTCGTGACGGTTCGTCAGCTTTGGCGGGACGTTGTTTCGCAGGACCGGCGTGACGTCCGAGCCCGCGTAGAACAGCGGACCGGGCGCGTTCATAACCGGCGAGAGCGGCGGCTGGTTCGGAGGACAGGAGGACATCAGCTACCGCCCTTCGGAGGCAGCGCAGCCCTTGCTCGCGCACGCATGACCTTGCGCATGCCACGTTGCAGCGACTTGGCGACCTCTTCAGCTCCATCCTTGGCGAGTTGCCCGAGGACGTCGCGCACGACGTAGCGGCCCTTGATGCCCTTGCGCTTGATGGACCAGGCGATGGGGCGCGCGGCCTTCTTGGCCTCGTCAGCCGTCATTCCGAGTTGTCGAATGCACCAGAGGTAGATGGGCTGCATCTCGAGTGGCACGTCGCGAACCCACGGCATCTTGCGGCCAGCACGTCGGCCGAGCTCGATGACGCCGGAGTATGGCGCGTCGTTGTAGACGCGCACTGCTGCGGACGCTTCGCCGAGGCGCATTGCAGGCGAATGGCCCCAACCGTTGAGGTAGCGGCCGGTGTCGCGGATCTGCTTTCGGTTTGTCTCGTTTGACAGCGTCGCGACCGAACGCACCGCCGCCGATGTCAGTCCCGCGAGCAGCGCCGGCCCAAATGACTCGCCGAGTTCGCGCATGTAGCGGCCGAGGTCTCGGATGGGTATCTTGACGGTCTCGGCCATCAGTACCGCTCCGGCGGACGGTCTTCGACCTGACGCTCGAGAGACAGCTTCCATTCGGCCGTGTCGCTGTAGAACGCAGGACCGGCGCGAAGGTAGAAGCGACGCCGTACGCCGTCGCCGTCGGCCGTCGGGTAGCGCACCTCGTAGAAGACCTGCTCGTTCGGTCCCGGCGCGGTGCCGTCGATGCCAAAGCCGCGCAGGAAGTCCTCGGAGTAGCGGCCCGAGATCTCGGACAGGGTCACGTTGCCCTGTTCGATCTGGCCAACGCTTTCCGTCGCCTGCGTGATTCCGTCGAGACCCGACATCATCGGCGTCGGCGTGAGCTGGTGCTCCTCGACGACGTACTCCATGCCCTCGCCACGGAAGCCGCCCGTCCAGGCGGTGCGAACGATGCGAATCTCGTACGTCCTGATGCCCATCCGCACGCCGAGCGCCCGCGCCGAGTCCGCGAGCGGGATCATCTTCCGCGCGAACGACTTCTCAATCTCCGCATAGGTCAGCGGAGCGTACGGGTTTGGCTTCGAGGCGCAGGAGGACATTGGCTAGTGCATCTGCCGCATGCGGAGATTGCCCGCGTACGGCCCAAGGTTGACCGTCTGGTCCGTCATGTAGCGGACGGACAGCGGGTACGGCGGCACGCCGAGCACGTCGGCGAGACGGCGACCGAAGCGGACGTACAGCTTCTCGAGCGCGTCCTGCTCGTCGGCGCGCATCTTGAGGTTGCCTACCGACGCGGCCTGCATGCGGTCGGCGCTCTGCCCGAGCTGGCACTCGATAGCGTCGCACTGGCAAATGAGTTGCCGCACGATGGAGACCGCCTGCGGAAGCAGTGCGTCCATCGCAGGCTCGAGGAGGAACGAAAGCTGTCGAGGCGCCGGAGAGAGCTCCATCAGCGCCGTCAGCCGCGAGACGTTCGGATAGCCGAGGATCTGCCGGATCTGCGCCTTCTCGTTGTCGGTGAGCAGTGACACGGCTACACCTCCTCGAGCGGAATCCGGTGCAGCTTCAGCGCGGCGATATGCGGCGCTCCGACCACGGACTCGTCAATAATGGTCCCTACCGCAAGCCACTGCGACGCGCCGTGCTGGTTGAAATACACGCCGCGCGTCACTCGGTAGAGGCCGCTGCGCGGCTTCTCGACGACGACCTGGGCGGGCGCCACAACGGGCGCAACATCGACAACCGGCGCGACCTCGACGTCCTGCGCCTCGTCGACGACGACGAGCTCCGGCTGCGACTGCGTGAGCGGCTGCTTTCTCGGACGACCCATTCGACACTCCAAAAAAAAGACGCGGCGCAGAGTGTGTGTCGCGGGAGCGAAACCAACCGTTGACGGAGGTTGTCCCCGATGCTCCCACGACGCTTCTGCGCCGCACGTCATGTGAGGTGCCAGCAAAGCTGGCGACCTTCGACGCCCGACGGCCGAAGCCGTCGTGTCAAGTTATCGGGCGGTTCCATGCGGCAAAAGCCGCAGGGTTTGCCCGTGATCCGGCGCGGACCGAAGCCCCGCCGGTAGGTGACCCTCATCCGAGAGTCACAGTGCGAGGCGTTTGCTAGTCCACACCCGGTGGACATCGCCTCGGTTGCGACTCACGACTGCTGCCGCTGTCGTGTGGCGCCCCGCTTGGGGCTGCCGAGTCGCGACCTTGTTGGGCCTCCGTCCGTCGAGTGCATCGCGACGGAGGCCCGCATCAGGCAGCGTAGCCTACTTGTGCTCGACGGTCAGCATGCGCTTGTAGCGGCTCTTGTCGCCGACGGTCGAGTCGGTGCGGACGACGAAGTCGCCGACGTAGCGCCACGAGGTCGACACGAGGTCCTGCAGGCGGTTCAGCGGGGCGCGCATGATCAGCGTCACCTTGTCGCTGTTGACCTCGATGCCGTTGTTCGTGATTGCCGGCGTCGCGAGCTTGCCCGTCAGGCCAGCGTCGGTGATGTACTGCCCGACGTCCTGGTAGTACTCGTTCAGGCCGCCCTGACCAGAGAACAGCACGCGGTGGATCTCGGTGTTCCCCGCGTTCCAGATCTCGCCCGCGAACGGGTCGGCCTCGGTGAAGACCTCGGTCGCGTTGCTGTCGCCAGCACCGATGACGGTCTCCTTGACGGGGCACTCCGTGTTGCGGAAGAAGGTCACGCCGAGCATCTGCCCGATCGCGAACTGCCGGTACATGTAGTAATCCGGCAAGCTCGTGTTGAGGCGCTGGAACTCGGTCGACTCATAGATCTCGGCCTCGGAGATGGGGTCGAGGTGCGAGTGGAACGAGCCGTCGGCGTACTCGGGGACGTTCTGCTGACGGAAGCGGGCGACGGCGCTGCGGATCTGCGTCATCGAGAAGATGGCGTCGACGGAGTCGACCGTCGAGTTGATCCCCTGTCCGCCGTTCGTCGCGGCGCGGATGACGATGCTGCGGTCGTAGCTGAGCACCGCGTTGCGGTCGGCGACGTTGCCGGAGAGCGCGGTCTTGAGCACGAGCGAACCCGGTCCGATCTCGTCACCAGCGGTCGTCGGGACGTAGCCCACGACCTCGTTGGCAACCAGGCTGCCACCGATGTTGATGAGGATCGGAAGGGTGTTGCCCGAGGTCACCGGAGCGAAGCGAACCGGCGAGCCAGCAGGCAGGTCCGGCCGACGAGCGGTCGTGAACCCGTTGAGGCGCAGCACCGGAAGGATCGTGGCGCCCGAGGACGCGCCGCCGTCGCACACCGTCTGGCCGTCCAGAGCGGCGTTGTACATCTTGTTGCGGGCGAGACGGTTGACCGTCTTCGCGGCCGCGAGGCCGAGCTGCTGCGCGTTGCGCACGAACAGGTCAGCGATGGCGTTCACGCTGGTCGGGATGTTCGTGTCGATGGAGCCGGAGTAGCTCTGGAGCTGAGCGATCCACTGCTCGTTCGAGTACGTCGACGGGGTCGGGTCGACGTTCGCCTGCTGCGGCTTGAGGTTAATGTCCAGCAGGCCCGCGCCCGTGAAGTACATCGAGTCGCCGAGGTTCGCGGTCCACGCCTTCATTTCGGCGTCGCCACGGAACAGCATGCGGGGAAAGAGAGAGTCGTGGAAGGCGCGCTCGAGCAAGCCCTCCTGCACGAGAGCGCGGACCTGGCCGCTCTGGGCAATGACGCTGAAATCAGCCATGTGTCACCTGAGTCTGTGCGGAAGAGAAAAGCCTCGGGGATTCCGCGAGCCACCCGAGACGAAGCTGTCTCCCGCGAGCCCTATTACCCGCGAGAATACTGGACGCCGAGCTGCGCGAGACGCGCCTTGAGTTGCTCGGGTGACGCCTTGCGGGCGTCGAACTGCTCGGCCTGCGCGATGGTCGATGCGGCCTGACCCGGCGCGGCCGGTCGTGCTTGCGGTCCCTCGCCGCCCGTGCCGGTCGTCGCGGCGACGCGCGACTCTCCGAACAGGAACGGCTTGTTGGTGCGCAGGGACCGGAGGAACTCTTCGGTCGAGTACGCCGCGAGCTCGGGGTCCGTCTCGAGCTTCGACTGGATGTCCCGTCGCATCAGCGAAAGGGCGTAGTCGACCTCTTCACGGACGCCAGCTCGGAGCAGGACTTCTTTCATCTCGCTCTCGGCCTGATATTCCTCGAGCTGCTGCCGGTATCGGCGAGCCTCACGGCTGGCCTTCTCCGACTCCTTGCGAGCGCGCTCGAGCTCCTTCGCGATTCGCAGAGCCTCGGCCGCGACGGCTTCCTTCCCACCGACCTGCTTCGTCTGCTGCTGCTGAGCCTGCGCCTGCCTCTGCGCGGGCCTCGTCTCGACGACCTCGTCCGACGCGCCGGAGCGCGACGTCTCGAGCGCCTTGAACATCGCATCGACCGAGTCGAAGCCGAAAGCCTTCGCCTTCTGCTCGACCTCGCTGAGTGCGCCCTTGCGGCCCTTCTCGGCTGCCTCGGCCTTCAGCTTCGCGAAGGCGCTGGTGGGTAGCGAGATGGTCTTGCCCTGCGTCTGCGCCTCGGCCGAGTTTGTCGTCGTCGCGACAGAGTCGCCCGAGACGAAGTTGCCGGGAACAACGGGTTGAGCGGTCGCCACAATGGCGTCGCCGGCCTGTACAGGGGTGCTGCTGGTGTTTTCCGACATGGTGCCTTGTCCGCGTAGTTACCGCCCGCGTATGGCGTGGCGGCACGCTGTCGAGAGGGTTGTGACTCCCGTTGGAAGATGGGACTCGACGAGCGGGAGACGTACCCGCCGAGCCCCTATCGGTCAGTGAGGGGGGGCACCGACCGAATGCTGAGACTAGAAGCCGAACGCCTCGTCCTTCAGGGCGGCGGCGGCAGCGGCGTAGGTCACCTTGCAGGCCGTCACGTTCGACGCGAAGGTCAGGGTCAGGCCGTCGTCGGAGAGCTTGCAGACGCCGATCTCGGCGCCGACATTGACGGCAACCCCGGCGGAGTCGACCACGAGGTACGCGCCGAGCGAGACGCCGCCGGTCACGCGCACGCACACGCCGGCCGGCCCAAAGGCGGGCTTGGCGAGCTTCACGGTCGTCGAGGCCGACTGCGTGATGGTCTCGACCTGCTTGTACAGCATCGAGCCGAGGTCGACCTTGCGGAGAGCGTCGGACAGAAAGCCGGGGTTCGCCTGGGTGAGGCCGAGCTCGAGGGTCTGGGGAACGGTGGTCGTCATTGCAGTAGTCCCTATCGTTGCGCGCCGACCGTAAATCGGACGGACGCGGAAGTGGTGGCTGAGAGATTCGTGATCGACAGCGTTCCGCTCAGCACGTTGCTGTCGAGGATGAGCACAAGGGTCGTGCCGCGAGCGTCGAGGACGCCCGAGCACTCGACGCGCACAGCGCCGGTCGACTGCACGACGAGCACGCCGCCAGCGACATCAGCCCCGAGCAGGGTCTCGACGTCGAGCGACGCGACGGCGTTTGGCGCCAGCGAGCGCGAGAGCGGACCCGAGACGGCCGACAACTGGACGACCTCCGTCAGGTCGACCGCCGCCTCGACGCCGCCGGCAAGCGGAAGCGTCGGCGCGAGGGCGTACCCGCCGGAGAGTTCGAACGTTGTCGGAAGAATCAGGTCGGCCATGTCGGCTATCCCTTGAACGGCTTCGGCTGGATCTGCTTCGGCATCGCGGCGAGAGCGGAGCTCTCCTCCATGCCGGCGGCGGCGGGGACGTTCGAGACGAACGAGCCCGTGGCCTTCTTGATCGCGTCCATCGGGTCGGCAGGCATACCCATCGGGACGTATTCGCTGTTCTTGACCATGTGGATTCTCCTAGCCCTAGTAGGGCTTCGGCTGCCCGACGAGGGGAGCCGAGCTGGGGGCGACGGTGACGTTGCCCGAGTACATCCCGATCTGCTTGTCGATGACGCAGACCGGGCACTTGGTGTCGCCCGACTGCACGGCAGCGGCGACCTCGGTAAGCTTCGTTTGCATGTGTGACCTCAGAACGGCTTGCGTTGTGCAGCCGAAGGAGCGTTGACGGGCGACCGTTCGACCTTGTCGTCGTAGTGCTGCCCCGCGCTTTTCGCGCGGTCGGGGAGACCGGCCTGCGCGTCGTAATCCCACGACGAGAAGCCAGCGGCCTCGGTCCCCTTCTTCTCAGCTTCCTTGCGCGGCGAGCGCAGGTTGCCTGCCTGTGACTTGAACATCATCGACCTCCCTTGACGTCGCGGTACGAGCGCGCGTCCTTCGTCGTGGCACCGTCAAGCCAGCGGTCGTTGACGGGGTTGCCCTTGGCGCGCTGCTGCGCGGGCGTCGTGTTGACGCGCGACAGCGTGCCCAGATTGCTGTCCTTCGAGACGAGGCCCACAGGCTCGCGGCCCATGAGCATCTGGCGCTGTGCCTCGGCAAACGCCTTCGGATCCATGTCGGCCATGCCGGCCTCCTCGACGACTGAGGACTAGTCCTCGTCGCCCTTCATCTCTTCGGCCTCTTCGTCGACCTCTTCCATGTGCTCGTAGATGTCCTCGAGCGGACCGCCGGAGAGCCAGTACAGGGCGAGCGCCACAGCGTACGGGTTCTCGAGCTCCTTGCCCTTGCCCTCAGGATCTACGAGCGCGACGAACCGCTTAAAGAGACCGACGTCCTTGACGCCGCTCGGCGCCTCGTCTTCGTCCGGGTCGAAGCCGGCGAGGTGCTCCGCCATCTCTTCGTGACCGGCGGCGTCGTCGTCCTCAGCGACCGCGACGGCCTTCGCCATCAACTCGCGCGCCTTCTTGGCGAGCTCGGTCTCCTTCTGCTTGGCAGGCATCTTCGCCATGCCAGGCTCGGCGACCATGCCACCCTTGCCGCTGCCTTCGCCTGCGCCCGCGCCCGCAAACGCCTTGAGCTTCGCTGCGTCCATCGTCGATACCTCGCGCCGATGAAGGCGCACAAAGCGGTCCCTATTGCGGGACCGTCATTTCTTCGCCTTGACGTTCTTGGCTCGCTTTGCTGCGGCCTCGTCGCGGCGTCTCTGGCGCTCGCGAGCGAACCCAGCGCGGGCCTCGTCGACCTCCTTCTCTGAGGCGAGCGGCTGCTCTGGGATGTCGATGCCCTCGGCGTCTTCGCGGGCCTCGTCGGCGTCCCTGCCGGTCATGAGGGCGAGCGCCTTCTTGACGTCCATGCGCTCCCCGTTGACGACCATGTAGGCAGGGACCGGCCAGTCAACCTTCCAGCCGACGATGCGCGAGCGGTCGTTCGGACGGTTGGGCGGGTGCGCGTACCGCTTGCCCCAGAGCTTCGCGTTGACGCGGGCGTCTCGAGGCATCTCAAAGCCGCCGGTGCCGCCGACGAGGAACGTCGAGCGGGCCTCCATCGTCGCGCCATCGGGCGTAAACGCTACCTGTCCGTGCAGGACGAGCGAGTCGTTCGCCACCCGCCCGTCAAGCGGAGCGCCCGTCGTGTCGCTGACGTACTCGACCCATCGGCGGAACAAACCGGGGATGAGCTCGGAGGCGTCGTCGAGCGCGGTGGCGTGCGCGGCATTCCAGCTATGCGACACCTCGGTTCTGACGATGCGCTCGGCGCGGTAGCGCGACTGGTCGACCATGTCGAACAGGCCGGCGACCGTCTCTGAGTACGACCGCTGCACGGCGAAGGACTGGCCGAGGTACCGCTCGGCCTGCGTGATGCTGTCGACGCCGTAGGTTCGCACCGAGACGTCGTGCTGCCGCAGGAGCGAGGCGCGGTCGCGGTCGATGATGCCCGCCATGCGCGCGGCCTGCGTCAGTGGGAGCGGCGTCGTGACGCCCTCAAACTCGAGCTCGGCGAGCGACAGCGTCGCGACCATCGAGCGGATGCTCTCAACCTGCGCCTCGCGTGACGCCTCGCCGAGCACGCGGGTCATGCGCGGCTGCAGCTCGAGGAGCATTGCCCGGTACTGCGCGAGGATTGCCCGTTGCTGAACGGCCGTGAACGTCTCGTCCTTCGGCGCGAGACGGGCGACCTTGCGTTCCATCTCGGCCGCTGCCGACCGGATGAGCTTGAGCATCGGGGCGACGCCGCGCTCGCGGGTGAGTCGTTCGAGCGTGCGGCCGGTCGACTGGAACGCGCCCTCAACGCGCTCGACGGCGCGGGCGAGCTCCTCGGGCGTGGCGAACTCTTTAGCCACTCAGCGCCTCGTCGGCGCGATGGATGGTGTCGTGGCAACGGGCGCAGACGACCGTGATCGTCTTCGGGTCGAGGCCGACCGACATACGGGCGAGGCGCAGGGAGGGCGGGTGCTTGAGGTCGCCCTTGTGGTGCAGCTCGAGCATCTCGCGCAGGCCGCAGCGCTTGCAGCGGTACTCGTCGCGGCGGAACACGCCGAGCGCCGTCGAGGCAGGTAGTCCGCCCTTGCCTTCCTTCGCGAGCGTGGCGCCGGCCGCAGCCGCCTCGGCGCGCATGCGTTCGAGCGCACGGCCCTCGCCGCCGTCGGCGGGCGCTGGCTTCGGCAGGGTCGCCGCGAACCGTCGGAGGGCGTCGCTCACTTGGCCTTCCCTGCGCGTCGCGCCTTGACGAGCGGGTCGAGCCGCCGCCGGTCCTTCTTCACGACCTCGGGCAGCTTCGCGAGCTTGGCCTTCGGCGTCGCCGCGACAAACTCCTTGGCCGTGCCCTTCGGGACGTCCCCACGCTTCTCTGCCGCGAAGAGGTAACGCATCTGGGAGAGGCTCTTTAACGGCACGGTCAGTCCCCCTTCTTCTTGAGGCGCTCCATGACCGAGCGCGCCCAGTTGATGCCTGCGCGCCCTCCCCAGAGCCCGATGGCGATTCGCTGCGCCGATGGGCCTCCGTCTGGCGGGTTCGCCTCCTTCTGCGCGAGGTGCCGAGCGAACGAGCTCATGCGGGCGACGGTCGAACGGGAGACGTTCTTGCCGCCCGAGAGGTCTCGAGCTCGGGCCACGCCGACAGCGGTCCCTCCTCGGCCCCACTTGCGGCGCAGCTCGAGGGCGTACTTTGCTGCCGTGCGTGCCGCCTCGGGCGGCTTAAACGAGTCGGCCATGCGGACCTCAGTGGACTAGAGCGGATTCCTGTTTCGGCGCGTCCTCCTCGCCGAGCAGGAGCAGCGCCTGTCCGTCGAGCAGGCTGTGATGGCAGACGGCGCACAGCAGGGCAGGCACGCACGGACAGAGGCTCTCGTCGCCGCCCGGCCAGCGGTGCTCCTCCTCCGCCAGCGAGTGCGCGAAGAGCGTCGCCACCTGTTGGCAGGTATGGCAGCGCCGGTCCACGGCTACGCCAGCACGAGGCCGGTCGCGCCGACCTGGATGGGGACATCGGGCACGCCACGGTCGATCTCCACGATGACGTACTCGGGCAGGCGAGCCGCCGCGACCTCGGCGTCCTTCTGGCAGGCGCGGCAGGCGTAGGCGTCGCCGATGCGGACGATGGGCCCAAACTTCGTCGGCACGGTCGGGAGCTTGCCGCCGCAGGCCGCTGCAATCATCGCCATGACGCCCGGCTCGACGGTGCTGGTGAAGTCGTCGGCCTTCATGAACGTCTTGATGCGGATGACCGGAGCGCCGCCGCAGGTCGTGCAGGGCTTGCCGTTCCATGCGTAGCGCCGATGCATGTCCATCGGTGTCGCCTTGCCGTCCATGAACTTCTTGATCCTGTTGCTCATGCTGTCTTCTCCCTCGCGAATAACCAGCCTTGCGATGGCAGGGCGGTCCCCGTTCGCGCCTTTCTCGTTGTTTCCCTAGCCCCGCTTGTTGTCGCGTCGTCGGATTGCGCGGCGTCAATGCTGCGACGTGCTACGGCGACCCAATGCGGGTCAATCTCGGAGCCGATGAACGACCGGCCCTCCTCGATGGCAATGCGCCCGACGACGCCCGAGCCGGTGAAAGAGTCGAGCACGACGTCGCCGGGGCGCGACGACGCCCGCACGATGTGCCGAATGAGGTCCGCCGGTTTCTCGCACGGGTGCTTGCCTGCGTAGTAGCCGACCGTCGGAAACGTCCAGACGTCGGTGTACGGCACCTCGTCGGATACCGCGAACGGACGCCGCAGCCCCTCGTACTCGCGCCGCAGCCCCTCATACTCGCGCCGCAGCTCCTCATACTCGCGCCGCAGTTCCTCATACTCGCGGGCGAGGAAGTCGCCGCCCGGCTGCGCCTCGTTAAACAGCGCCCGCAGCCACTCGTAGTTCGCCTGCGTCGGCAACGCCCACTGTGACTGGCCGAACCAGTGGCCGGTCATGTTGCCCTTGTTCTTTCGCTCGCGCTGCCACACGTCGCGCACGGCAGTCATAGACAGCCCCGCCCGCTCGCGCTCGCCGTCAAGGTAGGCGCGCAGCGGCTCAAAGACGAACGACCGCAGCTCGTTGCACTTGGCCGCGTAGCCCGCTTCACCTCGCGCCACGTTGTCGGTGCCGAACTGCTCCGCAAAGACGATTCTCTCTGTGGCAGGAAAGAAGGCGCGCTGGTCGCCCTTGACGAACATCTCGGCCTTCGTTGAGAAGCGCGGCTTTGCCCACACGATGCTGTTGAGCACCTTCATGCGCTCAGCAACGACGCCCTCGACGCGGGCGGCCATCTGTGGCGACGCGAATACGTACAGCGAGCCGTTAGGCTTGAGCACGCGCCGCCACTCGTCAACGAGTTGCCCCATCCACGCGAGGAATCCGGCGGGCTTCTCCCACTGCCGGTCCCACCATTCCGCCTTGACCTTGAAGTACGGCGGGTCCGTCACGACAATATCGACGGACGCATCGGGTAGCGAGCGCAGCACGTCGAGCGCGTCGCCCTCGCGCAAGTCAAATGTCCCCTGGCGCATTGTCTCCCGTCTTCCCGTTGGTCACGCCCCGAACTGGCGTGCGATGTCGAACCACGAATGACCGTCTACGCCGCCGCCGAACCGAAGCGCCCGGTCGTCGATGTAGAGGTCTGCGACGGGCTTCCCCTGCCCGCCGTCGTCTACCGCGTCGACGAGCCCCTTGAGGATCGTCGCGCAGAACTTCACCATCTGTTCATACCGGGCCTCGTGGAGAGGCCGCTCGGCGTCCCATGCCTTGCGGTCGAGCTTCACGACGCCCGCCCTGACAAGCGGGTCGAGCTCAGGGTCGATGCGAAGGGCGCGATTCGCTCGAGCTGAGTAGACGAGGACTAGGTGGCCCGCCGCCTTCATCGCTTCGAGCGCCTTGCGAGCGCCGCCCATCAGCTTGAACGGCGTCGTGGTGTCCGAGAACTTCCGGCCCCACTCGTCGACAAGGGTGCTGTCGAAGTCGATGGCGATGATCACTTGGCTTCCGCCGCAGCCTTCTCGGCAAGCGCGGCCTCGATATCGTCCTTGTTCCCGAGGAGCGCCTGCGCCTTCGTCTCGGTGATGCTAGGAAACGCGGTCGTCATGAGGCGGACACCAGAGTCGTAGCCGATCTTGCCTGCGGCTACGTTCTCAATCATCGACGATAACGCCTCGATCTGAATGCCGGTCATGGACTCGCCGCCGACGGGGCTTGCCATGTCTTCGGTCGGCATCGCCTCGGGCGCAAACGGCGAGCCAGCGCCGGGACCGTCGACAGTCTCGCCCGCAGGCAGACCCGCCTCGATGCCGCCGATGAGCGCGGCCTGCTTGGCCGACGCCTGCTGGATGCGGTCGACCATCGCCTTCGGGTCGGCGACGTGGAAGAACGGCGCGACGTACGCGACGGCGGCCTCCTGGTCGACGAGCTGCCCAGCGAGCGCGGCGGCTGCGGTCTTCACCGCGATGTCCGCATCGTCAATCGTCGGCTCAAAATACGACGGCCAGACGAGCTCGATGACCTCGCCCTCGCCGATCTCGCGGGGGCGCTTGCCGATGATCTTGCCGTCGGCGTTGCGGTCGATGTGCGGAGGGATGACGACGACGCCGCGAACGACGCGACCGTCCTCGCCCATGCGCCCCTGCTCGACGAGCCGGATGGCGCGCAGCATCTTGCGCAGCAGCGGCTTGATGCCCATCTCTGCCCACTGCTCTCGCAGTACGTCGGTGCGGGCAATCATCGCCGCGTAGCTGCGCTCGACCTCGGTGGCCGTGCGCTCCTTGCCGTCGCTGCCGTCCTCGAGAACGCAGTGGCACGCCTCGAGGACGCGCTTGCGGTAGAGGTCGGCAAGCTCCGTCGCGGCCTTCGCGCCGATGCCCTGCAGCTCGAGGTACTGGGCCTTGCCCGAGGACGGGAGTTGAATCGGGGCGCGGCTGCCCTTGGCGAGGTCGGGCGGAAGGTTCGCGTCGGTACTGATCACGAGCGTCGGGTCGGCATTTGCAATCGTACCGATCTGCGCCTGCGCGAGGAGCTGGTCGATGGCGTGCAACATCTCGAGCACGCCGTGGACGTCCGAGTCACCGTCGGCGTCGTCCTGCGTCGGGGTGTTCTGCACCCAGACGACCGGCACCTCGCCGAGCCCGTGGACGACCTCGTTCTCGACGGACCAGACCGGAGCCTCGTCGGTCACCGGGACCGAGCGGTAGACGATGTCGCGCTCGGCGTCGATGACGCGGCGATACCAGTACGGCACCTCGCGCCAGACGCCGGTCTCGCCGTCGTAGATCTCGCGCGGGTACTGGTAGAGCACCTCGAGCCGCTTGAGCTCGTTGCCGGTGCGTGAGACGAAGGTC